GACAACATTGCATACAATGCAATGCAAAGCCAACGCCGTGTTGAAAGATACGTAGACTTTGATCAAATGGAGTATATGCCAGAAATTGCGTCAGCACTTGATATATATGCTGATGAAATGACAACATACTCTGAATTAAGACCTATGCTCAATGTTAAGTGTTCAAATGAAGAGATTAAAGCTGTATTGCAAAATCTTTATTCTAAAGTTCTTAACTTGGAGCACAACCTTTTTTCTTGGGCACGAACAATGTGTAAGTACGGAGATTTTTTCTTGTACTTAGATATTGATGATAACTTTGGTATTCAATCCGTTATTTCTATTCCTATCGGAGAAGTTGAAAGACTTGAAGGACAAGATTCTACGAATCCAAATTACATACAATATCAATGGAACTCAGCCGGCATGACATTTGAAAACTGGCAAATTGCACATTTTCGTGTTCTTGGTAATGATAAACATGCCCCATACGGCACATCTGTTTTAGATCCTGCTCGCCGTATCTTTAGACAGCTTACGCTTGTCGAAGATGCAATGATGGCTTATCGAGTTATTCGTTCATCCGAGAGAAGATTATTTAAGATTGACGTTGGTGGTATTCCACCAAATGACATTGAACAATACATGGAAAAGATTGTTACACAATTAAAGAGACATACGGTAATTGACCAACAAACAGGTCGTGTTGACCTGCGTTATAACCCAATGAGTATTGAAGAAGATTACTTTATTCCAGTTCGCCCCGGTTCCGTAACCGATGTTACAAACTTAGCTGGTGGACAAAACACAACTGCTGTTGAGGATGTTAAGTATCTTAGAGACAAGCTGTTCTCTGCTCTGAAAATTCCACAGCCATACTTGGCTATGGGCGAAGGAGCGGCCGAAGACAAGACAACACTCGCTCAAAAAGATATTCGTTTTGCAAGAACAATCCAGAGACTTCAAAGAATTCTTACTGCAGAGTTAGAAAAGATTGGTATTATTCACTTATACACTCTCGGCTTTCGCGGCGATGATCTTCTTTCGTTTGCACTTAGCCTTAACAATCCATCAAAGATTGCAGAGCTTCAAGAAATTGAATTTTGGAAATCCAAGTTTGATATTGCTGCGTCAGCTACCGAGGGCTATTTCTCTCGACGTTGGGTTGGTGAGCATATCTTTGGCATGTCTAACGAAGAGTTTGTTCGCAATCAAAGAGAAATTTACTATGATCGCAAATACGATGCGTCACTTCAACAAGTTGCTGAAGCTGCTGCTGCCGGCGATGCTGCCGCTGGTGGCTTAGGCGGCGATGCTGGTGGCTTAGGCGGTGATGCGCTAGGTGGAGCCCTTGGTGGCGATGCAGGCGCTGACGCCCTCGCCGGTGCTCTTGGTGGCGACACACCAGCAGAAATACCTGCTGCCGATGCTGATGCCGGCGCAGCGGATGATTCAGCACTTCTTGCTGTTCCGCCCGGCTCTAGAAATGATAAAGTTAGAGAATATGAAAAAAGCACTTACATTGCAAAAGATGGTACAAATGACAAAAGAGACATGGGTGCCAGAACTCGGTCTACACATGCTTTGTATAACAGAGAAAAAGGCGGTAGAGCTAATAGAGCAAAGTTCCCCGGCGCTCGTGACCTTGCTACGTCACCAATTCCGAGTATAGCAAAAGGTATTTATGAAGAGGAAGAACCTATTTATAAATTGAAAGAGACTAATGAAGAACAAAAACTTTTTCAAGTTAATGAATCATTAGATCATTTAATCAAAAGTTTAGAAGACAAAAAAGATATCATAACGGAGCAAAATGATGAAAACTAAATATAACAAAAAAAGAAATACTGCTTTTGTTTATGAGGCGTTGATTAGAGAAGGAACGTCTGCAATTTTACAAGGTGACCATGATAGAAAAAACACCGTTGTTAAATTGATTAAAAAACATTTTGCACCTGATTCTATTTTATACAAAGATTTGCAATGTTATCAATCTCTCTATGGATCTCAAGGCTTAGATAAAGAAGTTTGTGAAAAAATTATGAAAGAAGCCAAATTAGGACATCGTGTTCTGGATCCGCATGGTTTGTTTGTAAGCCAGACTGATTTAATTAAAGATGTAAATAAAGAATTGGAACCAGCCGTATTTAATAATTTTGTTCCAAATTATAAATCATTAGCTAATATTCACAAAATGTTTAATTCTATGAGCAGCCCCAAAGAGTCTGTAATTTTAGAACAAGCTGTGCTTAAACAAATGTCCGATTCAGCAGATTCAACAAACGACTTTGATGTTGATAACTTAGTTGTCGAAGAGTTTGTTAAGAAATTTAACAGTAAATACGATAGTGTTCTCTTAGAAGAGCAAAAGCAATTACTTAGCTTGTATATTAGTTCTTTTGTTGATAATGCTTTAGAGTTTAAAATGTTCTTAAATGAAGAATTAACACGCTTAAAAACTGAGCTTGTGAACTCTAAAAACAGTGAAGAAGTTTCTACTGATGATGAAATGATTAGTAAAACAAACACAATTATAGAAAAATTAGAAACCCTTTCTAAAGGTGAGGCAAATACAAACATGCTACTCACAGTTTTGAAGGTGCAAGAACTTGTAAAGGAATTTAATTAAAATGCCCGTCGTTATTCGTGTTGGTAAAAAAGCTAATGAAAAGAAAGTTAGACTTGAGCTTAATGCTCGTCAGGCGCTTAACGGCGATGTTATGATTTTTGATCATGGTGATATTGATATTGTTTTGTCACCATCAACTAAAAAAGTGGTAGCATTCCCCAAAGAAACATTATCAGATTTAGTATATGGTGCTCAAAATAGATTAATGACCGTACTAATGAAAAAAGGAATTATTAAAGCCGAAAGTATTCAAGCTGGTTCTTACTTTGGAGCGCTCGAAGGTCAAATACTTGAATCAACAAACCCTGATATAAACGGCGCAAAGCTTGCTTTAATTAATATATCACAATTTATTGAGGAAGAAAGACCATACTTTGAAAACACTGAAGCAATTATTTCCAAGTCTGAAAAGGAATTAGTGCATCCTGACAAAGAAGATTCAACAGAACTTGGTGAAGTTCCACAAGCAACTGAAAAGGGTTCGCTTAGACATACATATGTTAAGGATCCTTACGCACTAAACTACATGTATACTATTTGAGGAATTAATGGAACTATTAACATTTATACTGTGTGCCTACGGGCTTACACAAATTATTGTTTACGGAAAAATTTTTAAAGATATTAGACCAACCGAAGGTAGACTTGGAGAACTATTTAGATGTCCAATGTGTATGGGATTCCATGTGGGCTGGTTTTTAATGTTACTTTCTCCGTTTACAGAACTATTTAATTTTGACGTAACTGTGGCTAACTTTTTAATTTTAGGTTGGTTATCGTCAGGAACATCATATGTTTTAAATATGATTTTTGGAGATGAAGGAATTAAGCATGAACATAAACAATCAAACCCAGACTCTTGTCACATGGACAAACAAGTGGATGCTACAGCCAGTTAGACGCTGCTGTAAAGGATCTTAACTATGAATATAACTGAAAAAGAATTAAAATCAATTATTGCAGAAGAAATTGAGTCTATGATTAAGGACGGCATTATTGATGAGGGTCTTTTAGATCGACTCAAAGCCCAAACTAAAGGAATCGGATCAGGTCTTGCTGGTGCAGCATTATCAAAACTCGGCGCTAAAGGTGCTGGTGCCGAATTAGCAAGAGTTAGAAAAGCCAAGCAAGCTACTTCTATCTTACAATCGTATGCTAAAAAAGTTGCAGGTGTGCTTCAAGGTATTGAGAAAGATATTTTAAAATTAGAAATTGATCCTCAAGATCCTATGCTTAAGCCAATTAAGAAGGCTTTGCAAGCTTTGCGATCAGCAAATACAAGCATGGGAAGCCAAACAGATAGGCAGTTGATGGCTCAAGACCAACAGCAAGCTGCAGCTACTGCCACTGCTACTGGCACCCCAGCCCCTGCGGCCGCGGAGTAAAAACATGTCAAAAAAATTACTTAGAGAATATTACGCATTATGCGAAGGCGGTGTGTGTCAAGACCTTCTCACTGAAGACGAAAAGAAATTTGTGTCTGAGGGCGGAATGATTCTTTCTGGTATCATGCAAATGTCTGAAACTCAAAATGGAAATGGTAGAGTTTACCCACACAAAACTTTAGTTCGCGAAGTTGAAAATTATAAAAAAGTTGTAAAAGAACGCAGAGCCCTTGGAGAACTTGATCACCCTGACGATTCTGTAATTAACTTAAAAAATTGCTCTCACATGGTTACATCTGTGTGGATGGAAGAAAACAAAGTTATGGGTAAGATTAAGGTACTAGAGACGCCATCTGGCAAAATTCTTAAAGAATTGGTCAATGGTGGGG